CGCCAAAACGGCCGCGTGAGCATGAACATGGACGTGAGCCTTGACTGAGATCGAGATTATCGCACTCCGCGAACGTATCCGATCCCTTCCAGCCGACGCAACTTATCAGGCCGTCATCGACCTGATCGACGATATAACGTGCCTTCCACTAGAGGGCCGCACCCCCTGTTTCACCCACCTCGCCCTGACCCTTCTCGAAAGGACCGATCATGTCCGATGACGCCGCCCCCTCCGATATTAACGAGCTTTTCTCCCGTGACCCCATGAAACTTTCCGATCTCGACATTGATCGGATCATCATGGAGTTCCGCAAGCGCCGGAACATCTTCAACTCCAACCCCGCCGCTGCAGCCGCCAAGGCTCCCGGCAAGGCCCTGACCACGAAGGAGAAGGCCGCCTCTTCCTTGAAGATCGAGTTTGATCTATGACCGGCCTCACCTCAGCGAAGAAATCCTTCGACAACGGAATCCAGATCGTATGGGACGCAACGTCGCTTGACCTCGCTCAGGCCTGCGCCCGCAAATACTTCTACTCCATGGTCCGCGGCATCCGGCCGAAAGACCTTTCAGTCCATCTCCTCTTCGGCGGCCTTTACGCAACGGCCCTCGAGCACTTCTACAAGCATCGGGCCGCTGGCGATACCGTCGATCAGGCTCTGCGCAAAGTCGTGGCCGAGGCCATGATCGGCTCGTGGGACTACACGAACGGCTGCGCCAAGACCTTCGACGACCCGAAGAAAACTCGCATCGCGCTTCTCCGCACGATCATCTGGTATGTCGAGCAGTTCGCCAACGAGACCGAGGACGGCCTGCGCACCTACCACCTTCAGGACGGCAAGCCCGCCGTCGAGCTTTCCTTCTCCCTCGACTTCGCTCCATCCATCGTTTACAACGGTCACCTCGATCGGGTTGTCCAGATGGGGGACGAGCTCTATGTCATGGATCAGAAGGCGCAGCCGTTGACCGCTAACGTGCTGACTAACTCAGGATGGTTGCCTATAGGGCAGCTTCAGCTTGGTGACGCAGTTGCCACACAATCAGGTGAATTTACTCCGGTAGTAGGACTTTTCCCCAAAGGAGTGACCAAAGTTTACCGAGTCCATTTCAACGACGGAAGTTTCGCCGATTGCGCAGAAGACCACCTGTGGAATGTTGGGACACAATTCAGTGAGACCTTTCGCACTGTAGACATGACGGAGCTTTTGCATAAGAAACCGCACATAAAACACCACGTCCCGCTGTGTGAACCTGTGCAGCATCAAGAGACAGAATTGCCGCTTCACCCTTATTTACTCGGCGTGTTGCTAGGTGATGGGTATTTTGGTGGCCACTCTATCCAGCTGTCTTCCACAAAAGACTGGCTTGTTGATAAAGCGAGGCAAAATTTGCCGGATGGAGACAGGCTGAAAAAGGCCAGCGAGCACAACAACTCCTGGACAATTTCTGGCGGCGCTACACTGTCAGCAATTCGTCAACTTGGGCTGAAAGATAAATTGTCATTTGACAAGTTTGTCCCTGAGCAATATCTCGTTTCTTCAATAGAGCAGCGTCGTTACCTCCTGCAGGGCCTGCTCGACACCGACGGAGGTTGGAATGGCAAGCATCGCATTTTTGACTCCACCAGCTTCCGACTTGTAACCGCGGTTAAAGCCCTTGTCCGCTCACTGGGGGGAACAGCCCGTAGTCGTAACAGAGGTGATGGCGCTTGGAGAGTAAGTCTGCGACTGCCAGAATTGCCCTCAGGCGTAGGCAAGCGGTATATTATCGGGATTGAGCGACTCCCGGACGCCGAGACTATGTGTATCAAAGTGGAGCATCCATCGGGCCTTTACCTGACTGACAACTACATTGTGACGCATAACACCACCGGAGGGACAATTGGCCCCTACTACTTCAACGGTTTCTCGCCCTCAAACCAAATGTCAGGCTACTCCTTCGCCGGGCAGATCATCCTGAAATCCCCTGTCCGCGGTGTCATCATCGACGCGGCGCAGATCGCGGTCAACTTCACCCGCTTCGAGCGCGGCATCACTTCCCGCTCCAAGGATCAGGTTGAGGAATGGTATGAATCCACCGTGAGCGTAATCACGGCCTTCCAGCACCTCGCGGAGTCGGCCGGGGACCGTGAAGCAGCTTACCCGATGAACCCGACGGCCTGCTCAAACTATGGCGGTTGCGCCTTCCGCATCCTCTGTTCCCGCAGTCCGAAAGTCAGGGAAAACTTCATCAAGTCCGACTTCACCTCCCATAATTGGGACCCCGCCATCCCTCGTTGAAAGACCGCCCATGCAATCCCTCGACCAGCACAAATCCTCCGATTACGTCAAACTCATCTTCATCGGCAACTCCGGCGCAGGGAAGACCGGCGCCCTCACTCCGCTTGTCGCCGCCGGTTACGAGCTCCGCATCATCGACCTTGACTCCGGCCTCGATGCCCTCGTCAACCACATTAAGGAGATCAACCCGAAACTCCTTTCCACGATTGAGTTCGAGTCCTTCCGCGACAAGATGAAGATGACCGCCTCTGGTCCTGCCGTCATCGGCAGCCCGAAAGCCTACGTCCAAACCCTCAACGCACTTGAGAAATGGGGTGACGGCTCTGACCCGGCGAAATGGGGACCAAAGCGTATCCTCGTCATCGACTCTCTGACCAATCTCGGCCGCGCCGCCTTCCAGTGGGCTCGTGCCGCCAACCCCATGTCGAAAGACCCTCGCCCGTGGTATAAGACGGCCCAGGACCTGATCGAAGACCTCATCGCCAACATCACCTCCGACGCCTTCGAGACCAACGTGATTGTCATCTCCCACGTTGAGATGGTGGACAGCAACGGCCTTACGAAAGGCTTTGTATCCTCCATCGGCAAGGCCCTCGGCCCCAAAATTCCGCGCTTCTTCAACACCATGCTCCTGTCTGAAACCTCCGGCAGCGGTAAGCAAGTCAAGCGCAAGATCAAGACCCTCCCCACGGGCTTGATCGACCTGAAAAATCCGGCCTCGATGAAGATCGACGCCGAGTATGAGATTTCTGATGGCCTTCTCCAGATTTTCAACATCTTGAAGGCCCAGAAGTGACCCGCCGGAAAGTCGGCACAACCTCCACAAACCAAGGAAAACAGAAATGAAATTCTCTGACGCACTCGACCGGAAACTTGAGGAAATCAAACGCCCGCCCGTTCTTCCCGTCGGCCACTATATCTGGCAGGTCTCGAAGCATCCCGAAATCGACGAGTTTGAGTCCCAGAAAACCGGCGGCACTTTCGAGCGTGTGACGTTCCAGCTGACCTGCGCAGCGGCCTCTGACGACGTGGACCCCGATGACCTTGAGGCCTACGGCAACGTGCAGGGCGCGCAGTCGCGCAAGACCTTCCTGTTCTCGAACAACCCCGATGACAAGGCTGCGTTCGAGCGCTCGATGTTCAACCTGCGCCGGTTCCTCGACCATTGCGGCGTCGATGACAGCTTGCCGATGAATGAAGCGTTGGCAGCTTCGGTCGGCCAGCAGTTCCTTGCGGAGCTGACCCACCGCCCGGACCCGAACGATCCCGAGATCGTCTATGCTGAAGTCGGCCGCACCGCTCAGGTGTAATTGAAAGCGGGGCGGCAGCTGCGGTTGCCGCCCCTTTCTCATTCAGGGAGACAGTCAATGTCACAAGCCTCTTTTGAAAGCCTGCCCCGCCGAGTCCAATTCCTCATGACCGCTTCACGCCTGACGGCGGGTGACCGTGAGGTTGAGTATGGCAAGCCGTTCGATAACTTCACAAACTGCGCCGGACTTTTCACGGCCTATATCACCGGCAAGTATCGCGGCATATCCATTGATGAAGCGCAGTTCTTCCTCACTGCTGAGGACGTAGCATGGCTGAACGTGCTGCAGAAAATCGCCCGCACGTTCTCTGGTCAGATCAAGCCCGACACCTACATCGACGCAGCGGCCTACGCCGCAATCGCGGGCGAGTGCGCTGAGGCGGCCAAATCATGAGCCTCCGCTTTTTCTACTACGTCAGGCAGCTTGGCCAGCCCCGTCCTCAAGCTTCTGTCGATCACCCAGTCGGCCGGATCGAGAAGCTTCATTCCCTCGTCGGTGAAGTCATCGAACTCACTGAGGCCGACCGCCACCTTCCCCTCTCAGCCTTGACCATCAAATACCCGCCACCGGAGGCCCTTCAATGACCAGCGGCACTTTCGCCTATATCCCCGTTTCCTCAGTCATCGTTGATCGGGAAAATCGCCAGCGGCGCGAACTCGAGGGCATCGAGGAACTCGCCAAGTCCATCCTCGACAACGGCCTGATCAATCCAATCGTTATCACCCGCGAGAATATTCTTGTCGCCGGTGAGCGCCGATTGACCGCGCACCAGCACCTCGGCTTCGACTCCATCGCCGTTCAATACACGGACGAGCTCGATGAAGAGCAGCTTCACATCATCGAGCTCGAGGAGAACATTCGGCGCCTTGAGCTCCCGTGGCAAGATCACGTCAACGCGGTCTCGGCCTTCCATGAAATCAAGGCGCGCAAGGCTGCGAGCGAGAACCGCCCATGGTCACAGGAAGCGACGGCCGCCGAACTCGGTATGTCCCAGGCCAACGTCGCTAAGCATCTCCTCGTCAAAAAGGCAATAGACGAGGGCGTGAAAGAAGTCATCGAGTCCCCCAAACTCACCACCGCCGCCAACTTCGCTGGCCGAATGCAGGAGCGGCGGAAGACCGCGATGCTGCGTGAGCTCCGTCAGGACAAGCCGATTGAGGTTGCTCCGACGAAACTGCCGACCGACGCGCTTACCCCCGAGGACGTTCAACGTGCGATTGAGGAAGATCAGGCCTCCGCACAATCTTCCCGCTACGTCGAGATCATCAACACCAACTTCCTCGACTGGTCTAAGGAGGTCCGCGACATTCCTTACAACGTCATTCACTGCGACTTCCCCTACGGTATCAATGCTGGCGATACCAAGGGCATGTCAGGCGCGAAGTCGTTCGGTTATTACGAGGACACGCCGGACATTTACTGGGATCTGCTCGACACCTTCCTTGCCCGGCAGGACCGCTTCGTGGCCCCCTCGGCCCACATGATCTTCTGGTTCAGCATGAAGTTCTATACGCCGACGGTTGAGAAACTGCGGGCTGGCGGTTGGCGCGTGGACGATTTTCCGCTGGTGTGGCACCGTTCGGACAATTCCGGCATCATCCCCGACGCGCAACGGGGACCGCGCCGCACATACGAAACGGCGCTCTTTTGCACCCGTGGGGACCGCAAAATCGTCCGCCCCATAGCAAACTCCATCGCCGGGGTGACGACCAAAACCTATCACATGAGTGAGAAGCCGTTGCCTGTTCTTGAGCATTTCTTCCGTATGGTCATCGACGAAACTTCCTTGCTCCTCGATCCCACCGCTGGCAGCGGGAACGCTGTGAAGGCCGCTGAAACCCTCGGCGCGAATTGGGCAACCGGCCTCGAACTCTCTCCCGAATTTGCCGAGGGCGCAAGACAAAACCTGGGATTGTAAAATAGGGCTTGACATTAGCTCGGTATGGCTTTATCATTAAGTGGTTGCGCCATACCTAACTGCGGAAAAGGGGAAGCGATGAAAACTGAAAAATACAAAACACGAATTGCCGCGCTTAGAACGCTTGCCGATAAGCTTGAGGCGTGTGACGCCGCAGAAACCGACATGGACCGGCTTCGTTGCACAGCCGCTGCGTTGCTAGCGGCTGCTAAATTAAGGGGTGCTACTTCTTCAGCCACGAAGCTGGAGCAGGTGACTCTCAGTCTTGCGCAGATCAAAGAATTGTTCCCCAACTTGATAGTTGAGGAAAAGCAATGAGTGCCCACAAACCAGTCCTCATCATCGGGGAGGCTCTTGGCGAGGAAGAGGAACGGAAGGGCGAAGCCTTCGCAGGCCCTTCCGGTTCCATCCTCCACGGTATCCTCCGGCAGGCGGGCATCCCCAAGGATGACTGCTATTTCACAAATGTCTTCAACTTCAGGCCGAAGGGCAACCGCCTTGACTCGCTCCTGACCGGGAAGGCTGAGGCGATCTCCGGCTACCGGCCCGTCGCCTCTGGCAAATACGTTCACCGACAATACCAGCCTGAGATCGACCGCCTATTCCACGAAATCGAAACCGTCCGGCCGAACGTAATTCTTGCCCTCGGCAACTATGCCCTCTGGGCAGTCTGCAAAAAGTCCGGCATCAAGAAATATCGCGGAAGTCCGCTTTATTCTCACGACGCAAAATGGAAAGTCATCCCCACCTGGTCCCCCGCCTCCGTCTTGAAACAGTGGGAAATCCGCGTCATCATGCTCGCGGATATTTCCAAGGCCGCACGGGAGATGACGTTCCCAGAGCTGCGCCGCCCGCAGCGTTTCATCTACATGGAACCGTCCCTCCAGGACATTGAGGACTTCTACCATCAGTTCCTCAAAGATCAGCCTTTCCTTTCCTGCGACGTGGAGACGAAGGACTCGACTATTACTGAGGTCGGCTACGGGACCGCTGATGGCAAGCATTGTCTCGTCATTCCCTTTTGGGACAGGACGCGCAAGGATGGAAACTACTGGCGGACGCATGAGGATGAACGCGCTGCTTGGAAGTGGGTCCGGCACATCAACTCCCACCACCCGACCATCGGCCAGAACTACTCCTATGACATGCAGTATTTCTGGAAGACTGCTGGCATCCCCTGCCCGCTCTTCCTCGGCGATACCATGCTCCTTCACCATTCCATGCAACCTGAGTTGGAAAAAGGCTTGGGCTTCCTCGGCTCGATCTACACGGACGAGCCGTCGTGGAAATTTATGCGCTCGGACCACTCAACTTTGAAACAGGCGGACGAATGACCTACATCACCGTTATGGCAACAACCGAGAAAGTTGAGGGCACGCTGCTCGAGGCCTATCGGCTAAACGCGGCTCAAATCCTTTCAATCCGGGATTTGGGCAGCTACTCCGTCAGCATACAGCAGGAGGACGGCTTGCTCGAGTTCGAGTCCCCGATCTGCGAGATCAAACTTCCCGGCCTGATCTTTTACGCCAGCGGAGTCGCTGATGAATTGCTGGCGAGGACCCGATGATCTATATCGCCTCACCTTACACTCACCCGGACAAAGGGGTCCAGGAGTTCCGTTACGCCCGCGTCTTCGGCTATACAAGCAACTTGATCCTGCAAGGCCTGCCCGCTTTCTCCCCGATCGTCTACGGTCATCCGTTCCACCTCCACAATCACGCCCCGGCGAATTACGAGTTCTGGCAGACCTTCAACGAGCAGATGCTGCTCGCATCCGATGAGGTCCGCGTCCTCTGCTTGCCCGGCTGGGAGCAGTCAAAGGGGATTTCGCACGAAATCCAGTTCGCCTCTCGCAACGGTATTCCACTCAGGTATGTCCAGCAATGAAAATCTTCGACACCTCCACCCTCGATGAAAAGATGATGGCGATCCTCCCGTATCAGGAGGCCGCGTGGATTTACAACGGCCTCGACGTTTGCGTTACGGCCGAGGTCTACAACACCCTGATCGCCCAACTCGAGACTGAGCCACCGAACGTCCGCGCGACGTATGAAACCGCCCTCGCAAAGCTTGCCCCCATCATGGAAATGAGCCTGCGCGGGACGTTGATTGACGAAGAGGCCCGGCAAGAAACCATCACCAGCCTTGAGGCCGATCTGAAATCTCTCGACGCGAAGTATCAGCGGATCATGCGGGAAGTCTTTGGCTCCGAGATGAATTGGCGGTCCCCCGTTCAGCTCAAGAACCTGTTCTACGGCATTCTTGGCCTCAAGGAGATCAAGAAGCGGAACGCTCAGGGTGTCTTTGCGGCCACCGTAAACCGTGAAGCCCTCGAATACTTCGACATTTACCTCTACGCTCGGCCACTTGCCAGCTTCATCCTCGCCATGCGTGATATTCACAAGCAGCTGGGCTTCCTGAAAACGGAGATTGACCGAGACCAGCGCATCCGCACTACCTACAACATTGCTGGCACGAATACCGGACGGCTTGCCTCTTCCATGTCTGAGTTTGGCACAGGCACCAACTTGCAGAACGTGAACCGGAAACTCCGCTACCCGTTCACGGCCGACCCGCAGATGTATATGGTCAACGTGGACCTTGAGCAAGCTGACGGCCGCAACGTGGGAGCAATCTGCCACACACTCTTCGCTGAATCAGATGAGAAGCAGATCGCCCGCCTCCTTGAGGTCGATCGGTGGACTGGCCCGGTTGGAGCTGAGTTCGCTTCTGCCTTCCTCGATGCTTGTGAGTCTGGCGATCTTCACACCTCCGTCTGCCGGATGACTTGGCCGGAGCTTTTGTGGCCGGAAGATAAAACGAAGTGGAAGAAGTTCTGCGACGGTCTTATTGCTCACGGCCAGGACAGCTACCGTCAGCTTGCCAAGAAGCTCGGCCACGGATGCTTGACGGCCGATCATGAGGTTCTTACCCCCAACGGTTGGGTCTCAATTGCGGAGCAGCCGTCAGTTATCCTTCAATGGGAAAAGGGGGCAGCAAGCTGGGTCAGCCCCTCTCATTGGGAGGCCAAAGCCTATACAGGAACAATGCACGAGTTTGACGGTGCGAGTATCTCCGCCTACATGACACACGATCATCGCGTGCCTTACACACTCGATCCTACATCAGCTAAACTGCGTGAGCAGCCCGCTGAGGCCGGGCCGGGTAAATTTATGCCATTAGGCTCCGGTTATGTTGGCGGTGATGTAGAGGCAAACGGTCGCTTGATGGCCGCGATTATCTCAGACGGAGAAATCACCGGAAATAAAACGCGGTTCAACTTCCGCAAAGAGCGTAAGGTAGCGCGGCTTATAGAGTTGTGTAAAGAGGCAGGCGTCGCCTATACTTTTCACGCCGATGGTCGTATTTCTATTAATATGACGTGCAGAAAAAAGCTAGGGTCGTGGGTCTTACAGTTGAGTCCTGAAACCGCTTGGGGGCTCCTGACTGAGTATCGACATTGGGACGGGCACATTGGTGAGACTTCCGTAACCTTGTTCTCAGTTAACCGTGAAAATCTTGAGTGGTTGCAGACGCTTGGGCGCCTTTACGGTATCGGCGGTAATATTCAAAAGCCAGCAATCTCTGGCTTTGGTTCGACTGTCTACCGCCTTCAGCAAAACAACCGCCAATGGGCCAGTGGTAATTCCATTCGCCATACGCAGCATTCCGTGGAAAATCTTATGGTTTACTG